ATGCTGATTATACTACAGATGATGATGTCAAGTTGCACTAGAGATTTTAGTCCCAATCCATACACGACTGTGTTGAGAATGGTGATAGATAAATGATACCAGATACTGACAAAGCATATATCGCAGGTCTGTTTGATGGTGAAGGTTCTATTCATATTAGACGTGGCATTGAGAAGAAAAAGAAACACAAAGGTAAACCTGGGTATAGACTATCTAATAGTTTAAGATTATCTATGGAGATTACTATGACTGATCGTAGTGTGTTAATGTGGGTACATGAAGTATTAAATGTTGGTACACTAACACCTAAAAAAGTTAAGGGTAAACGTGTTGATGGTACACCGTATCTTAAACAATGGAGATGGCGTTGTACGTTTAGAGATGCTTACTATGTGTGTGCCTTAATCTGGCCTTGGGCTCATACAAAGTTGCCTAAGATACAAAGAGTCATTGAACACTATACACAACAAGCATTAAAAGGTAATGTGATATCATTAGATGAATACAGAGAGGTACAAAAAGATGTTCGATAAATATATTTATAATTTTTTAATGTTTGTAAATCACTGGTCCACAAAATTAACTTCGTGGTCTTGGTGTCATTTATATAGTAATAGGAAAAAAGGTTATGGTTACAGAAAAAAAAGATAAAGAAAAATTTAATAGGTTACAACAAGAGCAACGTGATCTTGATGCAAGCTACAAACAATCTTTAGTCAATAAGCAAGAGCATACTGTCAAAGTTCAAGGTTTAAAGAAGAGTAATAAATACAACTATATACGTGGTAAACAGCTCACGGACCCCGGATCAGGGACCAGGGTTTATGAGATAAGTAATTATAGACTTCCTAGTGTAACTACGATACTAGGCGCTACGAAAAACACAGAATTTTTAAAAAAATGGAAGGCTAAAGTCGGTGAAGAACAAGCAGAACGCATCAAGAATTTATCTAGTAGCAGGGGTACCTGTATGCATAAATTCCTCGAGCACTATGTACTCGGAACTGGCTGCGTTGATCTTACAAGCATCGGACAAGAGGCGCGTCCCATGGCCGACAAAATTATTGAGATTGGTCTTGCGCCAGTGGAAGAGTATTATGGCTCTGAAGTCATGCTACACTACCCGGGTTTGTACGCGGGCTCAACAGATTTGGTTTGCCTGCATAATGGCAAAGAAACTATTGTCGACTTCAAACAATCTAACCGTCCGAAGAGAGAAGAATGGATCGAAGACTATTACTTACAGATTGCCATGTACGCCATGGCCCATGACTACGTCTACGGCAGTAAGATTGAGCAAGGAGTTATCATGGTCTGCACGCCTGACTTATATTATCAAGAATTCAAAACAGAAGGTGCAAGCCTTCGAGCCTGGAAACACAAGGCACTAAAACGAATCGATATGTATAATGAACTTATGCACGATGAAAAAGAAAGAACCAAACCAATGAAAGCGGAGGACTTTGTAAAATGACACTAGAAGGATATTACTTTGACGGTAAAAAGTCATGGAAATTATATAAAAAGAAAGATGGCACAATTATAAGGAAGAGATGGAAATGAATGAAATGTTGTTTAGAACGCTTCTAAAGAGGTACGAAGCAAATATAGAGGACGCATTGTACAAGATACAATCGTTTAATGAGAATAATATAATAATACCAGAACACATCGATATCACCGGTGAGGTTGACAAACTGTTACTAATTATTGCGGAAGCAGAGGATAAAGTGGCCGTAATGAGGAAATATTATGTCAAAAATAAGGCAGAAACCACTGTATTGTGACATTGCAGCAACACTGTGTTGTAAATATATCACACCATAATGACAGTGTATATGTATGGTAAAAAAAATAAAAATAAAAATAAAAACTACTATAGAAATAATGTCATTCTGTCACTTTGAGCTATTAGTGTTGGTATACAACAATAAAGTACGCCAAAATGTTGTTTAAAAAAGTGTCACCTGACAGATTATTTTGTCACCTATGGCAATATCTTAGTTTGCCTATGCGCGCGCGATACAAAAAACTGGTAAAACTGATTTTTTTTAGATACATATACAGATATGAAATCCAAAAAGAAATCTAGAAGAATTAACAGTTATGAAAAACCTAAAACTGTAAAACAACAAGTTGTGTTTCCATACAAGCGTGTACGTATAGATTGGATTGATATTATCACTGAAGGCGGCTGGGGTTCAGACAAAGAATTTAAAGATATGAAACTAGCAACACCTGTAAGTGAGGGTTGGTTGTTTAGTAAAGATGATGAGACTGTAAGAATATTTGCAGGCTACGATGTAGAATCAGATGGTTCTATTCACTTTTCGGAGAGATCGGTTTTTCCAACTTCTTGTGTGAAGAAGATAACTCGGATTCATTAACGTCCTCTGACTCACCTTCAACAGTCTTTATATTCAAAAGAGCGCTGTAATCTTCTAATATTTTTGCTCTCTTCATTCTTAATTCTTCCTCTGACATTTCTTCTAGTTTACCTGTTTTTATTATTTTTCTGTCTATGTATAATCCTGCTGCTTTTCCACGATTTGTTTCAGCGTTTACAGCTGCTGAGAAAGAGCTTTTTTTCAAAGCTGCATGTTTAATTCTATCTAGTTCAGCTATGTGTTTTGCATAAGTCACTTCATGTTTTTGTAATCTTTCCTCGTGTAGTTTACCGATGTACTGCACAACAAGTGGTGACAATCTAGGGTTAGTTAATTCACTACCTTCAACACGTGATCTTTTTGGTGAGTATCCTGCTATCTCTGCTGCTTCTGATTTAGACAGTGGTCCATCAGGTCCACCAAATACCAATAACTCAGCAAATCTTTTCTGCATTTCTGTTAATCTTTTTGGAACTCCCATGTTGACTTTTTAAGGTAACTATCCTATAAAGTCAAGGTATGAAAGACAAGCGTACATATACACATTTGAAAGAACATGGAGAAGATATGACACACGAAAACGAAAGTAAAATTACTGTTGATCCTAATTACAAGGAAGACATAAACCCATCAGCTATTACACTATTGACAGAGCAATACAGAACTGATCTAAAAAAATATCAAGACAGAGAAAGTTTGTACATCAGCACTGAAAATCAATTGAAAGGTGCAAAACAAATTGCTGTTGACATGGCAAATGCAGTAACAAAACTTGATAGAACAAATCTAGAGTTGATGAAAGAAATTGATAGACTTAACGAAGAGATTCAACTATTAGAATTGAAGATAAAAAAATAATGAAAGTCAAAGACCTACAGGAATTTTTATCTAAATTCACAGAAGCTAAAAGTGATGGAAGCAAACAAGGGAATGCTATTTCTAATGCTGTCATCATGGTAGAAGTAAATGGTTATTTAGAAACAATTACAAAAATGGAAGTACACGAAAACAACACACCAATAATAGGCCACACTGGTCACAGTGCACACCGTCTTGTAATGAAAACAACTAAGAAACAAAACTTTATTATACCTCCTAAACTTAATTATTAAGTGAAGTGGTTACCTTAAAAAACATATGGGCCCAGAGGCTAAATTCTATCAACAAATTAAAAGAAATTTTAAGCAACTTTCGCTTATTCGAATTGAAAACAGTAGCCTACTTGGTACTCCTGATCTATTGGTCTATAATACTTCTGGGAACTTTTGTACTTTAGAAATTAAGGTAACGAAGAGTAAAAAACTTAGGTTTAGTCCACATCAAATTGCGTTCCATGTACGCCATCCTGACAATACATTTATCATAGCAAAGACCCTTGGTCCTTGCACCCCTAATACTTCTCCGATATCCATGTACCGTGGTTCTAGGATCAGAGAGCTTGCAGCTTGTGGCTTGACGCTTGAAGCTTGCTGCCTGGGGCTTGACGCTTGTCGCTTGATGCTTGAAAGCTTGACGCCTGGCGCTTGAAGCTTGTATCTTGAGGCCCGGACCAGGTGCACGCTCTGACTCGCCGTCGCAAGTACTTTTGCTAATGACCTGATCCAGTATTCCACGCGGGAATTTTGTTCTAGTGTTTACCATAACTAATATTTTTAATGTCCTTGTTCCAACAAGCTCTACAATCTAAACACTTGTTGCCCTGCTTGCCTGATGGGCAGCTGGGTTTACCGTCTGTAACTACTGTTGATGTAT